CCCTGACAAGTACTGTCGTATCCAGTGGCCGCACGTGCCCGGCCCCTGATCAAGGCAATGAGTGCAAGACGTGCCGCGCCTGCTGGGACCAGTCAATNCCAAATATAGCATATGGCAAACACTAACCCGCTAATCGGGCGNACCTTTCCCTTCTCAAGGGAAAGGATCGAACCCTTATACAAGAACAGAATACAAGCGGTCCTGAGACGCGAACAGATGCGCGCGAACTATAAAAAAAAGCGGCAAGCTTCAAGCAGCGAGCCACAAGCCACAAGCGTCAAGCTTCAAGCAACGAGCGCTTGACAAAAGACTCAGGATATGGGATAACATGATATTAAATAACAGAAAGGATACTTATGACATTAAACTTAGTAGAAGGCGACTTCACGGAGCTGGAAGATGCGCTGCGCGCGCAGGTCCAGAAGCTGGAGGAGGAGAACAATCGACTGGAGGAGAAGGTCTTTCTTCTGGATCAGGGGAGCAAGTTGCAGAAAGACTTGATCGACCAGCTAGAAGCGCAGATCGTGCGGCAGCAGGTCCGCGCAGAGGCCATGGCGACACTGAGAGACGGCATGCGCGAGACCATCGACATGCTCAGAGAAGAGTTCGACACGGGCTACAAGAAGCCAAGCTGGGTGTCTTCTCCAAAACCTTCCGACGAATAACTAACAGGGGCCTTCGGGCCCCGTCCCCAGGATATAGAATCAAGCTTCAAGCAGCAAGCAAGCCTCAAGCCCGGACCAAGCTTCAAGCGGCAAGCGACGAGCTTCAAGCGACAAGCCACAAGCAGCAAGCTCCTGGATCGCGGCCCCTGGATAAAGTATCGGGCACCGTTGATCGTGGGTCGCTGCTAAGATATACGTGTTTGTAGGGTGCTTGATATGGAAGGCAATTTGGTGTGGTGAGAAGGATAATTTGTTAGCTTTTGTTAGCTTTAATTCAACAGTAAAAAAACCACGCTTTTCAGTGTACCCGACTAGATCAGGAAAGCCAAAAGATGCCCAAGATTCTACTCTTGTCCATGTAATATTAGGTGTACTTTTCTTAACTTTTTGCCAGAGCCTAGACTCATTTTTCATGCTAAACTATTGAACGAGAATAGCGCAACGATACTTCTCTCTTGACCCTACAATTTTGTTTTCTACAAGTGTAATTTCTTTAATATTAAATTCTTTTTGCATAGGGTTACGGCCTTCTGGTAACACTAATATAACCTTGGCGTTCGCTCCAACTTCTGATGTAGCAAACTTAGTAAGTACAGTCAGCAGATTCTTAACATCGTAATAGTTGTATGCTGTTTTAAGTTTCTTTTCTATTGAGTTTGCTTCGGTGTTTAGTAGATCGTTAGTTTGTAACTCTGTAATAGTCATTTCGTCTTTATTTTTAGTAGCCATGTTATCTCCTTTTTCCTTGATTTTTGTATTGTTTAAAGTTTCTTCGTTTGTGTTTATTCTTGGGGCGTGAACGTACACTGTGTCCTATTGATGTTCTTTTCTTAGGGCCAGCAGTGTGCTCCTGATATGATTTAGCTTTTTTCATCGACTAATGTATAATCTCCTTTTATTAATACTTCGTTTTCTTGGTATATCTTTTTCATCTTAGCTTCCAAGTCTTCAATAGACATGTCTTCTAGCTTACCTGTTCTAATTATTTTTTGTTCAATGTATAGCCCTGCTGCTTTGCCTCGCGCAACTTCCGCATTTGTAGCTGCCGAGAAAGCTCCCTTTGCCAAAGCTTCTTGGCGTATACGACCGAGTTCTGTGATGTGACGTTCAAAGCTAACTTCATACTTCTTTTGAATTTCAGATCTGATCTCTCCAATGTACTTGACGACAAGTGGGCTAAAGTTTGGGTCACGCAACCTTGAAGCCGTGACATGGCACGATCCTTCAGCATAACCAGCTTCTTTAGCACATTCTGTAGGTGTTTTACGTCCTTCATTGTATACCAATAACTCTGCAAATTTCTTTTGTTGCTCTGATAGTTTTTTGGGTAATCCCATTGCTAATGTATACTAAATTTAGCTTTTGTTAGCAACAGTATTATTTGATAATTTCTTTAATTTTTAATCGGCCCATGTCTTCGTATACAACAGCTTCTACTTCTTTGCAGCTCATGTATATGCCTTCTTGGTCTTCTCCAATATTACGAGAGATAATACGCTTCTGCTTAAGGCAATCACTGAGGCCATCCGTAGGCACCATCTCTACAGTAGAACCATTTTGTATCATGAGTATTGCAAAAACAATTTTAATGGTTTCCATTCTTTCTCTCTTCTAGATCTATAATACGATCTTCATGAAATTGTATAACCATATCGTTTTTTAATATCATTGGAATCTCTGACTCCATTTGTTCCTTGAGCTTGTCCACATTCTCGCCGAGGTACTCGACCAACATGTAGAGCTCTTGGACCTGTGGACTGACCATGCCGCCTTTGGGCACTGAATCAATAAAAGTATTAGCGGATTCTAAATCTTTTTCCATTAACTGTAGTGTAGTCTCAATGTTATTAAGCCTTTCTTGAATTGAGAAAAAGCTCATTGTGCCGATCGCCACGGCTCCGAGTATTGCTAAAAGGTTACGCGCCGGTAACGAAATTTGTGTCGAGTCTGATAACTTGACCATGTTACAATCCTTTTAATAAAGGGTTGTCATTTTCTAGTTTAACTTCATCTATCTTTGCAGCTAAATATTCTAGTGTTGCTTTATTGATATTGATTTCAACGTTTGCTTTTTGTATTTGTTCTTGTAGAAACTTAAGTTGAACTGTTACATCATTGTCAAGTTCTTTTATTTCTTTTCTNATNTCAGATAAATCTACTTTTTGATTGACTACATANTTCTTTTTTTCTAACGCATCAATTCTTTGNTTAAATGTACCCCAAGTATAAAANCCTCCACCAATAGCAGAGACTAATGCAATTAACATTCCGATTGTTTGTAGTTTAGATATTGTTCCTTGCACTTAAGGCCTCCTTTAATTTTCTATATGCTGTGTCTGTTTTGTTCCTGCTTTTTTGTAATCGAACATTGTACACAAAAATAGGATCTTGCATCATCATAGCTAGTTTTTTTTCTTTGTTATTATAAATAGTTTTATCATAACCTTCTAGTTTAATTTGTTTAAAAAACATAAGGTCTCCCGTAGGTAATTGTTCGTCAGTAAATAAAGTATTGTTGACAGATGCATAAACTTCTAAATTTGGTTCTTCTCCTAGTAGTCCTTGTTTTGTAGGTTTTATGATATTGACCGTTGTTTTAATTGCATTAAGATCAACATCTAAATCTATTTTTTCTTTTATCTCTGGTTGCTCCTCTTCTATTTCTGCCTCTACAATCTCAATCTCTTCTATTTCTTCTGGTTGTTCTTCCACCATTTCCATTGGTTGTTCTTCTGGTTCTGGTCTTTCTACTAAATTTGTCTCCATTGGTTCTTCAGGTCTTTCCTCAACTGCTGTCTCGACTGGTGGTTCTTCTTGTCGGGGACGATCTGGTTTCGGTGCTGGTTGGTTTGCAACAGGCTCTTCGCGTATGGGTTGCTCTTCGATTTCATCAGGAATCTCCATCGGTGGTTCTGGTTCTCTATATGTATTTACCATAATGTCTTGAGGTCTGTCTATTTCTTCCTTAGGTATATCGATAGGAGGCATGTTTATCATAGGTGGTTCTATAAACTCTATTGGATTAAATATTTCATTTATTGGAAAATCATCGGGAATTAAATCAGGTAACTCAGGTAAAGGAGGTAGATCCGGCAAAGTGTATGTTATGTGTAGGGTTGGGTGCTCCACATCAGCACCATAATGAGTTGTTGGATAATTAGGGTTGTTGTAAACAGAATTAAAATCAAAACGAACAGTGACAGCGCCTTGTGTTGCTGTGTTTTCTCCTACAATAAGTGTGTCTGTATATTTTTTATAGTTGTGTAATGTATTGCATTCTGTTCCACAGTTGCCTGTAACAGTTCTGTGTTGATCTGTAATGTTGCCTTCCCCATCATCATAAGTTTGACTCATTTTTACAGTTTGGTTTGAATGAGACCAAAACCAAATGTCTGCTGCTAGTTCTGATTCAAAACCTCTGTTTAAAATATCTGGAGATAAACCTGTTTCAGATTGATTTATGGTGTACTCAGCATAACCATTTTCAATACCAGGCAAAGTATAGTTGTCGTGAATACTGTCATTTAATATTGGAGTGTTACCATTCCATTTAGTAAAATCTTGTTCTAATAGGTTACCTGTAGTTATCGTTTCTGTAGCAAAACTACTGTTCTGGATAATACAGATCGCCGTTAATATCTGCAACGCCGTCTTCATCAATGACTCCTGCTTCTTCAAATAACTTTTCGTTTTCTTGTGCTATTTTTTTGTCTATTTTCTTAACAATTTTTAATGATTTTACATACTCATCGTAGTCTGGTCTAAGCTTGCCGTACTTCTCCCATTTAGCTTGAGCTTCAGCACCTATAGAACCTAAATAAGGGCAACTGGTTCCAGCGTGCTGCATTGCCATAAATATTCTTTTGTCTTGACATAACAAAGCCACCGATGCTACCCGCATATTCATGTCGTGTAATGCTTTTGCTAGTTTTAAACGTTCGCAATTTAAATCTCTTTTTGATGCTCCTGCTGATAAACCCAAACCAAAAGTTTGAACACCTCCAGTAATCGCAACAGAACAAACGTCTTGACTAAAGTTAGACATTGCTGGTGCGCTTGCTGCTGCCACCGTGCGACTGTCACCTGTGTAAGCATTAGTAGTGTTTGTTGTATTTGTATTATTACTACTACCTGTAGCATAAGAATTTGTTGTTTCAGAGTTGTATCCACCAGTAATAGCAGTATTAGATCCTGTAGTGTTGCTCTGTGTGTTTGTAGTTGATCCACTAGAAGTTACGTCATTATCTCCGTAAGCTAGTGTGCTAATTAATAATAAAATAAATATTAGTTTTTTCATTGTTCCCCCAAGTTTGTATCAGCAACGCCATCTTCGGCGTGCTTGCCTAATTCTAGAATTAGGATCGTTTTTAGTTTTTTCTGATGATCGTTTTAACTGACCCGCTGATCGTGCGCAATATGATTTGCGTCTTTTTGCAGCTTTGCTACCGGGTTTAACTTTACCTGTAACCGCTGTTTTTAATTTACTTCCAGGGTTTGCACGTCTATAGGCTTTTACACCTTTAGCTGTCATACCTGC